AAGCCTCAGCGGTTCGCTTGATCTCACGGGCCTTGGCAGCGCGGTTCTTCGCACCAGAGAGGTACTTCTTAGGCAGGCCGGTGGCCTTGTCTTTCGGAACGCGACGCAGCTTCCGGGCCATTACTTTTTCTTGGCCTTCTTTTTCTTTTTCTTGGGCTTACCCATCCCGTAGTGCGCTGGCATCAGTCAGCCTCCGAAGGTGCTTCCTTTTTAGCGGACTTTTTCTTGGCCGTCGTTTTGGGCTTGGCCTCAGCGCCTTGCGCCTTGAACTTGTACTTAGCTGGCAGAGGAGCCATAGCCACGGTTGCGTAATTGATCCAACGTTAGCTCCGAGCCATCCTTCGCCACAAATTTACGGATGGCATCAGATGGGCCGTACTTTCTGACCAATCCTTTCCACATTGCAAGACGCTCAGGGCCAAGAGCATCACGCTTCACAGCATCACTTTGATCGTTCAACCACTCGCCGTAATCCTCACGCGCTTCCTCAAACTCTTTCTCAAGCCCGATCGGAATGTTGATGTAGCGCGAGCGGCAGTTGAAATGCTGCGGTGGATATGGGCCTTGCCCGTGCTTAAACACCTTGCCGTCTAACGCACGGCAGATCGGTGAAGTCCGGCTATCAAGCGTCGCCGTATAGCGGTATTTTGCCGTCGCATCGGGGTTCTCGGCAGCAATGATCCGATCTGCGGCGACAGCCACTTGATTCACGCTGGTGCGAACAATGGCCCTGATCTGATTGTTCGGGATGCTGGTTGCTTGGCCGCCTGCCGCAATGATCGTGTCAATCGATCCGCGTTGCTCTTTGGTCAGCCGTCCCTTCAGCCTGCGGACAATGCTTGGCACCGATTCGCCTTCCAGCAAGCCGTTTCGGACAGCGACGCTAAACAGCTCGGCCTGCCTAGCGGACATCTTGCTGAAGGCTTCGCGGACAACCTCACCATTGGGCAGGCTTATCTCTTGACCGACTGTTAGCTGGAACGTGACCGTATTTCTTGCGATCCGCTCAAAGCTATCGCTCAGATTGACCACGCCAGCCACCGTCGGCTGACTGGTGACGATTGCTTGCCCTAAGGCTGGGCTGATCTCCACCGTGCCAACAGTTGCAGCAGCTCCGGCAGGCAGCGCCTTCTGTAGTTGCTCCGCTGCAAACTCCGACTGCAACACAGCCAAGCCCTGCAGCTCCTCGGTCATCGTGGCGATGCTGTCGCCAGACCAAGTGCGAAGCGAGTCATTCAGTTGCGCGAGAATGGCCCGAAGCCGTGCAGCTTTAACAGGCGACGCAAGCTCATCAATCCCACGCAGCTGATCAACAGCATCCAGCACAACATCGTTGTATGCACGGATCAAACGTCGCGACACACTGTTGCTATAGCGATTCAGATCGATCGCGTTTCGGAATATCTCTCGATGCTCGCTCATGAGTCATAGATGCCCAGATATTGCGGGTCATCAATACAGGCCACCGATACGTCACAGCCAGCACGCAGCGCGTTGCCTACAAGATCAGAAAACTCGGCAATGACATCTTCGTCATACAGGCCAATCGCGGTCTCCGACACGCCGGAGATTTTGCCGTGCAAATACCAAGTGACCCGAACAACCGCATAGGTCTGTTCTGTCAGCTCTTGCTTTGAGAAAAACAGCAGCCGGTTAATCGGCTCTTCCGGCTTGCGCTTGCGCAGATTATCCAGCCAACTCATCTTCAGCCTCCGGCTCTGCTTCTGGCATTGTGGCTTCTGTTTCAGGCGCAGGCTCGGGCTCAGGCTGCTCCATCTCGATCAGGCCGCCGGTCTGTGTGGCTTCGATCTCCTCTTCTACGTCGAACTCATCGCCCAGCACCTCACCAGCAGACAGCTGGTTAAGCAATGTTTCCTGCGTAATGGTGCCTGCGGTGTAGAGCTGCAGCAGTGACTGGATCTCCTGCGGTTCGAGGCGTTGGCCCAAGAAGTCGCGGTTGATGAAGCTGCTGCCCGCTTGCGGCTGCTCCATGTACTGCGCGTGAAACTTGAGGCAGTTGTCAACCAGATCCTGCATCTGCTGAGCAATGACCATCATGGTGCTGTCGCCTTGGCTGCGATCGATGCGCTTGGCCTCTGCAGTCTCTGCGCTGAGTTTTTGACCCAGCACAGCGGCCAGGCCTAGCTCGTTGATCTGACTCGCGATCTGGTCAAGCCTGCGGAACTGCGCGTCGTAGCTGTTGCCTCCGGGTTCGATGTATTCAGCCCGTGCAGCCTCGGGCAAAGCCATAGCTTCGCCTGGGCCTGCGCTGATCTCTTCCGCTGACTGCGGAAACCCGTAGATGGCCAGCATCGGCACGGCGCTGATGTGCAGCTGGTTGTCCAGATCAGATTGCACCTGATAGGCCTTCAGGTTCAGCTCGGCAATGTCTGCTAGTGGTGGCCGCGACTCAAGGACACCGACGCGGTTGGAGTAAGCAACAGCAAAGGGGATCTCGCTAAGGCTGGTGCTGCCTTCGTCAATCAGGACAAAATCGCCTTTCTTGTCCTTTTGGTGAATCTCAAAAGCGCCAGGTGTTAACACCCGTACCTGCTGCACCTGCTTCTCGCCATAGAGGCCATCGGGCACGGTGATGGTTTCCATCAGCCGCAGCTGCGTTAGCTGTTGCTTGCCACCGTTGACCTCAGAACGCCATCCCAAAATGTCGCGGGGCGTCACCGACACCCAGTAAGGCCTGCCGTTGTCGCCTGCCTTTGGCGCATCAACCAAAACGCCGACGTGACCGTAACGAATGCACTTGCGGGCGGTTTCGTAAGTCCAAACGTTCAGATCATTGCCCTGCAGATCAACGTCAAACAGCTGCTCAGTGACAACATCACTAACGTCTTCGAGCCGCACAGGCTTGCGGGTCAACATGCCCGCCAACATCCGCTCCAGCCTGACGTAATAAGGCGCAAGCGTTGAACGCATCAGCCTGTTGTCGTAAGCCTCATCTAGTTCTCTTGGTTCTTGCGGAAGATATTTTCTGTGTCCTTTTCTGATTCCGTAGGTGCCCTGTAAAAGTGCTTCAATCAACAGCCAATGCGGCTCCATGTTGACGTAAGCCGTGTTCGGGCTTTCCACCGTCGTCACGTTGCCAACACGTTGGCGACCAGAAAAGCCTGAATACACAGCTAAATCCCACCCATGCGATCAGTTTAGTAAAGCCTGATGCCCGTGGATCTACCAGCCCGAGCATGAAGCATTGAGAAATCTCTGTAGACGAGATAGCCAAGCGCATCATTCATGTGGTCATAGCCCGCATCTTTATCAGGATCACCAGCCTCTGTGTAGCTCTGCAGCTCCAAACATTCGATGGTCCGTTTGCAGTGCGCCGCTACCTGTAGCCGGACCTCGCCCTTCCCGTTCTCCAGCAAAGCCTGAACAGAAGCCACCCGATCACGGACGGGAGGATTCGATTTCGCTGATTGGTTGCTGAACCCATAGGATTCAAGAATCGAGACATCGGTGCGGCTGCTATTCGTAGATCGTGCTGATCCTGATGAATCCGGGTAGGCCAAGATTCGGGAGTGGGGAAATCGTCGGCGGATCTCCTGGGCCAGGGCGTCGGTGTCATGGGCGCCGCTGATCTCATCAATCAGCAGTAAAGAGTTGCCCAGACGCACGCCAATTACGGCGCTCATGTTCCCGATGTTGAAGTCAATCCCGGCCCGGATGGGTTCGTCGCTGACATCTGGAAGATCTCGACAGATGTGCTTGCTGCGGTCGAAACGGTCATAGACCTGACCGGTTGTGAGATTGCAGAATTGGCCTTCTAAGTAAGCCTGCAACAGGCTTGGGTCGTAGTTGGCCTGCAGTCGTTCGATGAAGTCTGGGGGCAGCCAAGGATTGTCCGCCGTGCGCATCCTAATGAGCTTTCGATCTGGGCGCTTCTGTGCATCTTCTGTGCCAAAGGTGTTCCACATCCAGCGGAAACCTTCAGGCGTTGATGCTGCACCAAACTGGCGCACGTTGCCAGAGCGAAGACGGCCAAGGATCTTGGGGAATGCCTTCTCAGCAATGGCTGGCGACACCGTATCGATCTCATCAGCCAACACCCAGGCAAGGTTCAAGCCGATGATGCGTGACCAGTTCTCGAAGCTGCGGCAAAGGATCTTTGTGTCGCCCCCTGGCAGGTGCAGGACGTACTCAGCCAAGGGTGAAGCCCTGAAGCTGTAAGGGATGTCGTACTGCTCCAAGAACGCTTCAAAGTCGTTCTGCCAGATGTCGCGAATCAGTGGGCCTGTTGGCTCCATGACGCATCCGACAAAGCCTTGGTTGGCGATAGCAAGGGCCAAAGCCTTGGCGCACAAGGATCTCGTCTTTCCTGCCCCATAGCCTGCAGACAGGCCAATGATCTGCGTTGATTGATCATTGACGAAGGCAAGCTGGCCTGGGTGCAAATCAGCTTTGATGCGTTCAACTAGGCCGTCCGCTGATTCTTGTGTTGGCGGTGTGGCGAAAGCTAGGAGCGGCTCAGAGTCTGTTAGCCCTGTTAACAGTGGCATCAGATGTCAAAGCGCAGCAGCTTGGCTTGGGTCTCTAGCGCCTTGATTGCGGTCTGCAGATTGTCGTCACGGCCTGCGCGTTTTTCATATTGCACAAGACGAGAAATCGCAGCGGCCAACCATTCGGGCCGTTCAATCTC